ACCACTATCTTGGCTAATGTTGTCTTACCAGTACCAGCTTTACCAAAAAGTAAAAGATGAGGCACATCTTCTGATTCGAGATATGCCTTCACTTTTTCTTTAAGATGCTCGTTACCTACATAAGTTGATAAGTCCGTTGGACGATATTTTTCTACCCAAAGTGAGTGACTCATTAATCCATCCACCTTCCGTGTTTAATCAAGTGTTGTAGTCTGTGTCTGAAAACTTCTAACATCAAACTAAATATATTATTTGAAGTATATGTTCCTGCTGGAACTTTTAACTTGTAATAATATTTCATTAATCCACATCCTGCATCGCTACAATGTAATAAGTAGAATCAAAGTCATCAACTTTGAAATTAACTCTAGCTAATCCCTCAGTTGAAACTTCAAGAATAGCTGATGTACATTCACGATTAGCCACCAATACTTCTTTGAAAAGATTAGCGTTGAATGTTATTGGTTTGTCAATATCACAACTATCACATTCTGTTGGAATGTTTACACGATTTGTATTTGTAGATGAATAACCAATTACAACATCACAACCATCGTCATTTTTCACAACTGAAAAAGTATCAATGTCACTCAAAGCACCTTTACCTTTGATGAATGTTGAAATAAAGTTTGAATCTAATTTAATAGATGTTCCAAACTCTGGAAGTCTCTTCATTTGTGGTGGGTCTGATATAACTGATAAGTCACTTAATACATAATCCACAGAAACAGGTCCGTTTTTTACTTTAAGTGAAACAGCTTTATCACCAAATTTTGTTAAGTTTAATGATACATCATCACCTAACACATTTATCAAACTTTTTAATTGGTCGGTTTGATATACACCAAGTTCAGCATCTTCAAATTGAAATCTATCAACTTTGACATTACCTAATAAAGACTTATCAGGTGTAACAAATGATGTTGATATTGAATCACCACTTGATTTCCATTTTACTGAATTTACATTTCCACCCAAATTATACTTTTGAATGAATTTATCTAACTTACTTTTTTGCATCTTATCGTTCTCCTATTAAGATTTATCGTTTAAATATAATAATTTTTTACTATATGAGTCAAGCTTTATTTTAAAAAAACCTCTCTAATGTATTTGCTTTGTCAACAGGCATATCCCATTTCAATGCCTCGTAAAACATTCTAATCTTTTTTTCTAATGCTCGTGTGAATAATTTATCATAATCTATGTTTTGTTCAATGAACTCCATAATCTTTGGTGGGTCATCGTAACCTTTAAAGGCGATTTGTTTGATATTCATCGTATTTGGTTTTAGATAAATCCACTTAATCTTTTCTGATGATTTTATTTGTTCAAAGTTATTCAATCCCCAATATTTCAACAAGTCATTATACACCCAAGCAGCTTTAACGTGAACAGGTGTCCCTTTTCTCATATTGGTAAATACCGCACCTCTTGGTGTTGAGTCTTTAAATTTCTTTAATTTCCTAACACCAGTTGGAAGAGCTATATCTTGTATATCTGAAGTTTTCATTTCTTTCTTGAACTTCATTATCTTTTCATCAATAACATCTTTATCCACATCACCTAATATATCTTTTAATACTCCAGTCATCAATTCTCTCATAGCTGGTGGGAATGAACTTCTGACAATATCCAAACCTTTTACATCTAATTTATCACAAGTCAATCCACCATCGTTGATAATCCATTGTCCATATCTTTTCTTTGTAACCCAAAACGCTGACTTAGCCACACACTCTTGTTTAATATCAAATCTGTGTTCGTCACAATTTAGAAACTTTTTAGCGAACAAATTGTATGATTCATTAATATAATCTTGAACAACCTTTGCTGTTTCTAATATCTTTTCCGTCATAAACTTATCATCTGTTAAGTCAGCGTTTGGGAAATCTTTTTTAACCAATGGAATCGCTGAATAGAATACTGAATCTGTATCTGTATAAATACAATAGTCTTCTTTGTCACCAAGTTTCTTATTGTAATAACTATTAGCAATCTTCTCTGTAAATTTAATTAAATCTTGACCTGTTATAGTTGTAGCCTCAGCGTTGTCCACATCATAAAATCTAAATACAGGTAATCCTAACACACCATACAATGAATTTAAAACAATCTTTTGTACATGTTGTCTTCTCTTGAAATATCCGTGTTGTTCATCATCACCCTCTTCACCATATTTTTTCATCAATCTTTTATACTCAACTCTTTCATCAAACCATTTGGATAACAAAGATGGTATCAAACCTTTCTTATCATTACGATACAGAATACCATTTGAAGATATGGTTACTTTATTCTTTTCAAACATTTGTTTTAATTCTTCGTTATTCATATGACCTTGAGTTTTACCATTCTTTTCTAATGAATAGGTTTTACTCTCACCTCTGATAAACTCTTCAGCGTTCCAACCATTCACTTTACCAATCTTCATCTCAGGTGAAATATTCAACGACATAATAACTGATGGATACATAGAGGTTAAATCCAAGTCAAACACCCAATTGTATTTACCAGCGATTGGGTCTTTTACATAAGCACCTGTAAACTTGTCATCATCACCACGATTCATTTTATCTCTAGCATCTAATGCTTTGTTTGGTGCAACCACTCCAATATTTTTAAGATAAACTAAAATAGCACCTTCTAAATATCTACTACTAAAAAATATATCTTCATATGGAACATGTCCAACGTGAGCCAGTGCTTTAGCCAAATCAATGAACTTCAACTTGTCATCAAGTTTCTTAACAATGATAACGTCATTCAAGTTATATTCAATATACTTGTCAATATCCGTTTCATATAAATCTTGTAGTGTTCCATCAAATTCTATCTTACCAAGTCCAACTTCAAGTTGTCCAATGTAATCCAATCGATATGATGATTGCTGTGTATAGGTAAACCATTTATAAAGTGGTAAATAATCTAAACAAGATACACCAGCTATTTTGAATCTTTTCTTATTTTCATTATAATAAACTTCACCGATTGGTGAAAGGGAATTAGCGAATTGTTGTCCCAATACTCTAACAGTTCTATTATATAAATAAGGAATATCAAATCCATCAATGTTCCAACCACTTAATATCGTTGGATTGATTTCAAGATATTTTTGATAAAATCTTTGTAGTAATTCTTCTTCTGATTGAAAGGATTCAACCACATCTGTATTTGGAACATTTC